TACAACTGTTGCCGTATGACGGACAGCACTGGCGGATGGTTGGATATGTCGCTGTTCCCACAGCCCACCGAAATCGACTGGGAATCGTTGCGCGGACGCTCGGCGTGGGTGGGTTTGGACCTCAGCAAGTCGCTCGACATGACCGCGCTCGTTGTCGCTGTCCCGCTCGATGACGGATCTGTGGCGCTCAAGGGCCACTACTGGTGGCCCGACGCAGATGTGAAACAGCGCGAGCTCGATTACCGACTGCCCGTCAGAACCTGGGCGCTCGATGGCCACATCGAACTGACACCAGGCAGAGACATCGACTACCACGCGGTGCTTGCGAAATTGATCGAGATCGCAGGGTTTTTCACGGTGCAAACGATCGCGTTTGATCGTTGGGGCAGCACATTCTTCGCCGAATCGTGCGTCCACGAGGGTCTTCCGCTCGCGACTTACTCGCAAGGCATCGCCACGATGGGCCCAGGATGCCAGCTCTGGCAGCAATACTGGGTGGGAAATCGCCTGCGCCTGGGCAATGATCCTGTGTTGCGCAACGCTTGCCGCACTGCGATCCCGATTCGCGACAGCAACGGCAACATCAAGATCGACAAGCGCGTGAAATCCACCATCATCGATCCGCTCGTGGCCGCGATCATGGCGCTCCACGCGTGGGGCGGCGAGACCCGCAGCGTTTATGAGGATCTGTAGTTTGGCGCATTCCTGCATTCACGCATGATCACATCATGCTTGCGTGATCAAGGAATTCGTCAAACGACTCTTTCCGTCGACCTGGGTGGGGCATATGTACCCCGTTTCGTGGGTCGGAAACGATATGTCGGGCACCACTGTGCCGACCGTTTCGCCATTCCAGGCGCTGCGATTCACCCCTGTCTATCGCGCAGTCACGCTGATCGCGTCTGACATCGCGCGCATCGAGTCATCGATCAGCGATTCCAGCTGTGATTCGTTGTGGCAGAACCCGTCGACCTTCATGAGCGCCTACGAATTCCGGCGCTCGATGCTGATGAACGCGCTCCTATGGGGCAACTCTTTCGCCGTCATCAACCGCACAGCGGGCGGCGAGCTGGTGGAACTGTTGCCGATGCTTTCGGAACAGGTGACGCTGAATCTGACGAACGGGCGCCCGCGCTACAACACGCCGCAATACGGTGTGCTCGAACCCGAAGATATCTTGCACTTCCGCGCGCCTGGGCTCTCTGGAATCTGGGGAGAGTCGCCAATCAATATGTGTCGGACCTCTATGAGCCTGCTCAGCGCGCAGGAAACGATGGCGCTGAAAAATTTCGCCAACGCGGGCAACCCCAAGATCGCGATTGTCCACCCGAAAACGCTGTCGATCGAGGCCATGCAACGCATCGAGCGCGACTACATCACGCGCCACAGCGGCGCTGAGAACTCAGGCCGACCACTGGTGATGGCTGAGGGCGCGAAGATCGAGCGCATCAGCTCCACGCTCGATGACACTGGCCTTGAGGCCGCGCGTCGTTACTCGATCGCCGATGTCTGCCGCATCTATGGCGTCCCCGCCTCATACCTCAGCGAATCAGTCGGCCCCTCATACGGCACCCTTGAATGGCTGAGCCGAATGTATGTCGACTCGTGCCTGCGCCAATGGTGCGCGGCGATCGAGGGCGAACTGTTGCGCAAACTGGGCAGCGGGCAGGAGCAGATGTACTGGGATCTCGACGACTTCATTCGTCCTGGCATCGCAGAGCAGATGGCCGCGCTGCGCACTGGTGTCGAGGGCGGATTTCTGACCCGCAACGAGGCGCGCGAATCCCTTGATCTCGAACCTCTGCCAGGTCTCGACGCCCCTGTGGTCGCGATGAACATGGGAACGGGCGGCGGCAAGACGAATAAGGGCGAGGACACATCAGCAGGAGAGGGCACCCCGAATGATTTCTAGACGCGATTTCAGTTCAGCGCCTGCCATCGAGGGGCGCACCCTTACGGGAATCGCCGCGGTGTACGGGCAACCGTCGCGCACCATCCAAGAGCGTGGACGATCGTTCACGGAGCGCATCGCGCCTGGTGCGTTCGGTGTCGTGGGCGATGTGAAGCTCTATTACAACCACGATGCCAGTATGCCGCTCGCGCGGACTCAAAGCGGGACTCTCACGCTCGAATCGCGCGCCGATGGCCTGCACTACCAGGCGACTTTGCCCGACACAAACCTCGGGCGCGATGTACGCGAACTTCTCACGCGCGGCGATCTAACCGGCGCGATGTCGTTTGGGTTTTTCGTCACCAAAGACACTTGGAACGCGGACCGCAGTCAGCGAACCGTGAACGCCGCGACGCTGGTCGAGGTCTCACTGGTGCAGGACGCGGCCTATCCACAAACCTCTTCAAGCCTGCGCCATGTTGACGCAGCATTTCAACTGGCCGTCGCTGCACGGCTTGAACTCCACAGGAACAGGATGCGCAATGTCTGATCTCGAAAAGCTGCAAAACATCACCCACCATTACCGCAAGTCACTCGCCGCCTATGAGGCCCGCACTGGAAACAAGGCGACTAGCGTCGACGATCGCGGCAGCGGCGAGGAAAAGGAACTGTTCGCGCGCATGGATGCGGATATGTCCGCCATCGAGCTGCGCGCACAGAATCTCGCCATCGAGGCGCGTCTGGCGAAGGTCGAGAAGACGCCGAAGTTCAGCGGCCAGGTGCCAGGCGCCGCAACGCGCGCAGGCAGCATCGAGGATCCCGACTCCCCCGCCTACGCAGCGCGATGGCTCAAGGCCATGTGCTCGCGCGACCCTGAACAGCGCGCGTCCCTGCTCCTCACGAGCACGAGCGCCGCGATCCCGACCGATATGGAACGCCGCATCGTCATGAAGATGCAGCAGACCAATGTCATGCGCTCGATCTCGAAAGTCAGCACGATCGATTCTAATCGCACGATCCCAGTCGAGAACGCACTGCCGACCACTGCGCTCGTGGGCGAAGCAGTCACCGTCGTCAGCTACGCGCCGACATTCTCGACGGCGATCAGCGTGGTGCCCTACAAGTATGTCACGGCCACCACGATGAGCCAGGAATTCATCGAGGACGCCATCGGTACTGGAAACATCGGCAGCGGCATGGACTATGTTGCCGACCGCATCGCGATGAGCCTGAGCCTGAAGCAGGAAGAGGCCTACACCATTGGCACGGGCAGCGGTCAGCCACAGGGCATCTGTGTCGCCGCAGGTATCACCCAGGTGGTCGACGGCGGATCTGGTGGCGCCCTCGCGGCGGTCACTGCGGCCAACCTGATCGACCTTTACCACACTGTGCCAGTGGCATACCGATCGAGCCCGAACTTCCGTTGGTTGGTCTCGGACACTCTGCTCAAGGTGATCCGCAAGTTGACCACCACCAACGGCGATTTCATCTTCCAGACGCAATCGACCATTCCAGGACAACTGGGAGTCGGCTTCGCGCAGCAGATCCTCGGCGTACCTGTCGCTGTCGGCCAGTATGTGCCGACCGCAACGGTAAACACCAATGTTTACGCGGTCATCGGCGATTTCAACTACTTCGAGATCTTCGATCGCACTGGCGTGACATCGTTCATCGATCCATACTCGCAGGCATCGTCGATGCAGACCACGATGTACACCTACACGCGAACCGATTCGCACATCATGCTTCCGCAGGCATTCGCGGCGCTGACCAGCTGAGCCTTTTCGCGAGCCCTCGGGCTCGCATTTTGGGGGCGATCGGAGAAATCCAATCGCCTCCTTTCTATGACGATTCCTCTAAGCCAGATCAAGTCAACGCTGCGCATCGACTTCGATGACGATGATGCAGCATTGATTCGCCTGCGCGAGACCGCGCTGAGTCTGATCGAGCGCCGAACGCAGCTACTGCTAACTCCGCAGACGAGGACGCAGTACCTGGCGGGGTGGAAAGATGTGATGATCACGGGATTCCCGTTTGTGTCCCTCACGAGCGTGGTCTATTACGATTCGGCGAACACCACAATCACGATGCCTGCGACTGACTACTGGCTTGACCAGTCGGATGGCGCGTTTCCGATATTGCGGTTCAGCGCACAGCCGGTGCAGTACAAAAACACTCAGCCAGTGGTCACATACCAGGCGGGCTACTCAGTGATCCCCAACGAGGTCACGATGTGCGCGCTCGCGCTGATCGGCTACTGGTATCAGAACCCGAATGCAGCTGACGCAGTGTCGATTTCGAGCGCCCCGCTATCACTGGAATACATCCTGGACATCATCTCCACTAGGAGCATGATCCGATGAGAACTGCTCACGGACGATTCTGGCGGCGCGCTCAAGCGTCACTCGCGAGCACTCGCCGCGACGCACTGGGTCTCCGCGAGCCCGCATTCGATCCTGGCGCGTTCTTTCGCTGCGAACTGATGCCGATGTCGGTGATTGAACAGCCATACGCCGACGGGGTGATCGTGAAGCGATCGTTCGAGGTGCGATGTCGTTGGCAGACCGTTGAAATGCTCGGCATCAGCGAAGTCGACCGCATCATCGTCGACGGGCGCACGCTCCGCATTCAATCGATCATTAACCGCGAGAACGACTACAAAGAGGCCGTGATCCTGGCTGAGGAGATCAACTAATGGCGGGCATCGAGCAGGCTGTTCGCGCGATGCTCGCCGCGAACATCTCATCGGGTGTCGCTGATGCCCAGATTACTCACGCCTATCGCCTCCAGGACTCTCCGCTCCCCGCACTGACATTTGAGATCGAGACCACGACGCGCGCGGCGCTGAGCTCGCTGAATCAGTCGACCGTGAGATTCACCGCTATTGCCGCGCAGACGCTCGACGCCGCAGACCTCGAAACAATGATCCGCAACGCGCTCGTTTCAGGCACCTACGCGTCGTTGAACTTTCGCGCCTGGGTGGTCGAATCTACCACGCTGTCGCCGCCTGTGTCGGGCTTATCTGACGAGCAGGAACCTGCGTCATTCACCCTATCCGCATCCCTGTTCTGGGAATAAATCATGGCTGTCTACAACACATCGAATTTCGGAATCACGGTCGCAGGAACGGCACTCACAGGCATCGCAACCGCGAGCGTGACGCTCACACTGGAAACCGTCGATGTCACTGAGATCGGCGGGCTCGATCGCAAATTTGTGAGCGCCATCCGCACCGGCACGGCGAGCGGATCAATTTTCTACGATCAGGGGAACGCCCAGATCGCAGCGCTTGAAGCGGCCACGCAAAGCGGAAACAGTGTCGCGCTCGTGTTCACCCTGCACAGCGGCGCGACCTACACCGTTCCTACCGCTTATGTGACCAGCTTCGTAACAAACGCTGCCGTCGCTGATGTGGTCAAGAGCGATTTCAGCATTCAGTTCTCAGGGACCACCACCATTGCCTGATATCCGTGACATCCTGCGTTTGAAGCCTGTCGAGATCACCATCGACGGCTTCCCGCTCCAGCTCGCGCGCCCCACGATCATGGACCTCATCGAGGCCATTGACATCAACGCCAAAAA